CTGACGTTGCCGCCAACACATCTGCTCGTCATGCTGCTGTAACTGTCACTGATTCCGACACGATTAACTTCACCCTAGCTGGACAAGATATTACGGGTGTTGTCAAAGACGGCAGTATCACTGCAAGCAAAATGTCTAGCGAATCTGCTACTAACGGACAGGTACTAACTGCAAATGGTTCTGGTGGTACAGCATGGCAAAGCTCAGGTTCAGGATGGGATGGAACTACAGCAATTAACGTGACGGCAAATGCTGCTGCTAGTACTCCTTCTGTAATTTTAAGTGGTACGTGGTTTTCAGGAGGGACTACAACTACCACCAAACCCCAGTTTCTGATTCAACCCACAGGCACTTCATCGACAAACTGGAGCGTGCAGGGGACGGGATTAGGTGTTAATGCACCTAGCGGGTTCACGGGGAACTTACTAGATTTGCAAGTAGGTGGAGTTAGTCGGTTTAAGTTTGACGTTGCAAACAAAAGATTTCATCTTTTTACTGAGGGGAGTAGAGGGGATGCCTATTTTGATAAGGGAGGAGGCGGTGGCGATTGCCGACTTGTGGGATTTGGGGGGGGGAATGGATGGTTTGAATTAATAAATTTTCCCAATGGGGTAAGGTCAGCTTCTCCCTTTGTAGTATCTTCATCAATTTCGCTAGTATCTTTTGGAAGATTAACCGATAAAAACCTAGAATTGCAAAGTTTTGGTAGCAATGGAGCAGAGCCTCATTGTTATATCACTGGAGGAAACAGAAGTACAGTAGATGAGAACCCTGCGAAGTTTATTATTAATGCACGAGCTAGGGGAGTGGGAACGGCAACCCCTAGTTTTCCTTTTGGCATTGATATTGAAATATCAGCAGGAGATGCATTTAGTGCTGCCACAAATGCAGCCCACGGTGGAGATATATATTTAGATGGAGGTAGAGGTTATGGAACTGGAATTCATGGGTCCGTAAAAGTTGGCGCTACCCGTGGAGTTTTACAAATTGCTGGGGCAATGACCGTTGCAACGCTTCCTAGTAGTCCTGCTATTGGAATGATTGCCCGTGTCACAAATGCAAATAGCCCATCACCAGGCAATACTGTTGCTGGGGGCGGGGTATCTAATGCACTGGTCTGGTATAACGGAACGAATTGGACTGTTTTAGGAGTTTAACTTATGTCTATTACAAGCATTACTTTAACTTTATCTAAGCCTCGATTGATTGATGGTTGGGTTGCTGCTGCCAATGCTAATGGCGTTACCCCAGAAGAACTGGCAACTGAATTTTTGGAGAACCAGGGGCGCACTTATGCAGGAATTTATCATGTTGGAGTATGGACTGCTTCTGCCTTTGTGCTTAGGTTTACGTCCGAAGAAATTACTAACATTCGTACAACCGCAGAAAGTGATGCTAATGTTGCTGATTTAATCAGCCAAATTGAGTTGGAACCCTTTGTATCTGTAGATGACGAAAGAGTATCTAATGGTATGGGTTATTTAGTTTCTTTAGGATTGTTAACTACGGAACGAGTCAATGAAATCATGAGCTATCAACGTCCTTCCTTGATATTAGAATGAGCATTGCTTTAACTAATTGGCTCGGGGTCACTCAAGAACACCGTAATGAGTGGGCGGATAAAGCAGTGGAGTTTAAGTTGCCTGCCGATTTTGTGGCAGTGGTGAGGGGGCAATAACAAACCTCCCATGGTTAGGGAGGTGGAGGTGGATATAGGTGGGGTCTATTAGCTGAGAGCGGCGATTAGCTGGTCCTTGGAGAGCTTTTTATAACCCTTCACTTTGCCCTGGGCAAGGCGGTAGAGGTCCCTCACCCCCATCTTGGATAGGTCGGGGGTGAACCCTTGGATGGGGTCAGGCTTGGCGGTGGCAACGGACACGGGACAAAGGGCAGTGGGAGCAAGGATCGCCGGTTTGGCTACCTCCTCTTTAATCAAACTGGCGAGGGTGGCTTTGGCATGGGCGGGGGCAACAGGCTCAACAGGCTTAGGGCAGAGGTCACGCTCCAATTCAGCGGGCAGGTCAACGGGCGGCTCAGGAAAGTAGTCAATGGAGGCGGCGGGGTCGGCGATCGGTGCGACGGTCTTTTTCTTGGGTTGGAACAGTCCAATCAAAACGATGTAGGCGACGGTCAAAACGATGATTTCTTGAAGCATGGTCATTTCCTTTGGGTAGATGTGGCGGCAAGGGCGGTGTAGAGGGTGCCCTAGGCAGTTTTTGTGGTGGGAGATTACCTAGCTCCCATGGGGTGGATTAAGCGGCTAACTGGAGAGTTTGGATGGCGAGGTTGGACAGGAATTCATTGTGGCGATCCTGCTCCTCGTCAGGGTTGAAACACTCTACATTGATACCGTAGCGGTCACAGTCGGCATAGAGTTGGTCAAGTCCGAGGTCGGCGCAGAACTGGTCAATTTCGGCTTGGCGGCGGGCTTTGCGGGCTTTGGGGGTATCTGCGGTCAGTTGGTCGTAGGCGGCTTGGAGGACTGCTTTCTTGGAGTTGAGCTTGGGAACCTTGTGTCCCTGTTGGCGTAAGGCTTTGAGGGCGGTCTGGAGTTGGCGGTAGTTCATGGTTTTAATTCCTTTGTGTTGTGTCTGTGGCGGTCGAGGCGGTGTTGCGATTGCCTCATGTAAACTACTATAGTCGGTTACTCTAAATAAGTCAACCCCCAAAAAGAAAAATTTTTTTATGTGCCTAAAACCCTTAGATAGAATAAGGATGTTATGGAGTAACCAACTATGATTAGCGAAGCTCTTAAAGCGGCTCAGCGTCGCTACCGAGATAAACCTGATGTAAAAGAAAAACGACGGGAATATGATCGCCGTCGTAATCGTGCAGAATATATGCGAGAGTATCGCCGCCGAAAGAAAGAGGAGTCTATCCAGGCAGACGATACTGCCACCACTTAGTCACGGTATGCTCTGGCAATAATTCGTCCACTGCCTTAATTACCCCTGGCCAACTAGGTTGATAATCGTCCCCGGCAAGCAATCCGCCGGGTTTTATTTTTGGTAACCATGCCTCTACATCTGCCTTGACCGCCTCATATTCGTGCTGGCCATCCAAAAACACCATGTCCAGGCTGGCGTCCTCAAACCGTCGGGCGGCCGTCACCGAGTCCTGTTTAATGGTCCGCACATAATCGCCACATTCACTGGCGGCAAGGTTCTCCCGAAATATTCCTTCTAACGTTTTGCCCTGACCGGCGATCGCCTTTAGTTCCATGCTGTGCTCTGGGGAACCCTCAAAGGTGTCGAAGGCATAGAAGAAAATTGGCTTCCCTGACTGGCGGATTTTGTCAGCGAGATAGATGGTGCTGCGGCCTTGCCAGATGCCGATTTCTACCACTTTGACGATGCCGGTGGACTGCTCCACAAATTGGTCGTAAAGTTCGGACCACCCAAACCAACCGGGGATAGCTTCCCAATTAAACGGGGCGGCCCCACTTTTGCTGGAGGAGTTGGGCTGAGGTTGAGAAGGTGTATTCATTTACGAGTTTGCGTAGGGGGTCAGATTTAATCGTGTTGCTGGCGTTGTTGTGGTGCTTACATTCCAAGCCAGTCTCTAGGGCTGGATAGCCTGCTAGGTGGAGGCGGTGGTAATAGTCGTTATCCAGGTGGTAGAAGGGGAACCGCAACCAGTCCCACTCCCCGGTTTCGGTTACCGCCCGGGTGTTAAATACACAGCAGACGTCGTAGTTGGAAAACAGCACCCCCCAGGGATCAACCACCTCGGAAGCGTAGCGATAGAGTCCGTCAATGGTGCCGGGTTCTGGCTCCCCGTCGTTGTGCTGGAAACCGAAGACATCCAACTTTTCCTCAATTGCCATATTCCTGATCCAATTCATGGTCTGGGCGGTGGTCAGGGGCACCGTGGCCCGCCGAACCTCCACCGCCCAAAGGTGGTGATAATTGGCAATTTCTCCGGTGGCTGAGTTATCCAGGACAACCACTTTGCCCTCGGCGATCGTTCCTATAGCCGACTGAACAGCAAGGGAGGTCAAATCTGGTCTATTGACGTGGGGAATGAAGTGCAGAAAGTTCACGGCGTCATGGTAGTTTCTGCGGCTATTTTAACCTTCCCTAGTTTTTCCCTGGCAAATGATGAGAGTGATGCACAGAATGTATAATTCTGTGTTTGTAAAAATGGCTTCTAGCCTAGATTTGGTGGAACTTAAAGTCGATCCATTAATTTTTGAAGCTGTGTTCTCTTCTCAAGGATTGGGGAAGCTGAATCCTTTGTTAGATAAGGGTTTGGCTTTCCGTTTTTTTCTTCCCTATTTTTTCCCTGGGGTCAAATTCTCCCAAACTCCATCAAAATCTATTTGGTCTAGGTGCCGCAAATAGTTGTCATAGTGGACTTTCAGGCTGTGGCCCATCCACTTGGCCACAATGGCAGGACTAATCCCTAGCCGTGCTGCTCTGATGGCATAGGCATCCCGCAATACCTGGCGAGTGTACGGGACATAATGACGGCGGAATTGCTGTCCCACCAATCGCCCGTTATTGCTATTTATTGGCGATCGCATTTCGATGGGTTGGGGGCTGGTTAATTTAAATAAATCTACCCAGTCGGGGTGCAGTGGATAGACAACCCTTTCCTGGGTTTTGGTGGTTCTAGCCACATGGACTCTGGGCCAGTCGTAGGTTATCCCTGCTAGTTCGTGGGGTCGCAATCCGTAGGTGGCGATCATGCCATATAGCCATTTGCATGGGCCGGGCTGAAGCACTATCCAGGCGTCAATAACTTCGTTGTCGGTGGGGATATACCGCAATTCCGGCTTATATTTGCCCCGCAGTTTACGCCAATCGTAGGTAAACGTTAGTCCGCAGAATTTCCCTAGGGCACTATAGGCCATATGCCATGCTTCCCTGATGCGGGTATCGGGGGCGGTGGCGGACACTAATTTCTGCTTCAGCACGTCCGCAGTTAGCCGCTGGTCCAGTGGCAGCACCGAAAATGGGCGGGCATAGCTCCAACGGTAATATTCCTCCCTCCCGGGCGTCTTTTGGTGGGTATCCCAGAAATTTTTCTCAAACCTGGCGATCGCCGTCTCTATGTTTTCTTTGGCGGGAACTACCACCAAGGGGGCTGACTCGGTTCGAGGGGCGGGGTTGCTTTGCCAGTCGTCCCAATTGAACCGTTCCAACATTAGGTCGGATTCTAATTTTTGCGCCTTCCCTAGCGCTATTTTTGTCCCCTGAGCGGTGGCGGGGCACCCTGTCCTAATATCTGTCTGTTTCCACTGTCCACTGCCGTCTTTAGCGGGCACTGTGGCTCGCAAATAAAGCCTATTACCCTTGGCCCGCAACTTCACCCTATCTAGTTTGGCGTTGGCGGTGTCAAGGTTCATCAGTTGGCTTGCCGATAGCGTTCAAATTGGATAGGGCAATTTGCCAACTGGTATTCAATTTCTCTGGCGAGGAGGATGTCAAGCAGGGCATCCCTTGCCGGTCTATTAGATAGCATCAAAATTGCGTCCCGATGCAACTCCCCACCCTCAATGGACAAAGCTGAATGCATAGCTTCCATGTTATATATCCCCTCTCCCAACAATCTGCACCGCATTGCTCCCCGATATTCTCCCAATGAGGACGCTAAGTCTATCTCAGTCAATGTCTGCGCCAACAGGGATTGCCCCCCGGCCACGATGGTCAGGGGAGAAACTAATAAGGCAAATAGGGCTTGTTTCATTCTTTTACACGGCGATCGCCTTCTTAGGTGCTTTCTTGGTTTTGTAGACTGACGGTTTTTCGCATGCTGCCAGTCGTCCATCGGTCAGGATGGAATACATTTCATTAAACGACATGCCACCCCACTCTGCTTGGACGAACAACAGAAGCGTATCTGCGTCGGCCTTGCCTGCACCCCGCTCAATTCCGCTCAGAGTAGTAAAAGAAAAGGGATACCCAGTCCTTTCGGTTATATAATCAGCGGCAAGTCTTAGGGACATCCCCATTGTTTCTTTGCGAAACTCACGAAGTAGTCGCCCTAATTTTTTTTGCCCCTTTTCGGTTGCACGCAAAGGACTGACTCTAGCTTGCTTTGGCTTTTCTAGCGTGTTGTACATAAGATACCTCCTGTAGAAGTTTTAGCACAAATCGTTGACATCCGAAAGGTGTTGCATGTACGATACGCCGTATAAAATTTTTTTGTATGGCTAACGGTACATGAGACAAAAAGCGGGTCGCATCAAGCGACGTTACACCACGCTCAGGTTATCCGAGCAGGACATTTTGATCGCAGAAGAGGCTGCAAGCCTTCTTTCCTTAAACCGTTCTGAGTTTATTCGAGAGGCGATTCAGAAACACGGTTTGGCAACTATCAAGAAATTTTCGAGGAAATCCGATGGCTGATTTGATTCTTTACAACATCCAAAAGCTTCCCACACTTCCGCCCATTCCGGCGATCGATTCTTTCACCAAGGCTGAACAACAACTGCACCGCAGTATTCGTTCCCGTCGCAAATTCCAGGGGGTTAAGTGATGAGCTATTTACACGAAGAAAGAAGACTGGAGCAAAAGTGGGCTGGATTGCTAACTGCGGACAACGTAAGTCAATCCATGGACTATCCCGCTAATGTCAATAAACTGTCCTCAAATTGGAAGGTGATAGCCGAGGGGCTTAACACCGACGGACTGGATTTCCATTCCTTGGACGGGCTGGCGGACAGGTTAATGGAGCTTTGTCAGTCAAGAAAATGGTTTTCAAAATTAGCAGATGACGAAATCATTAGCTTCAAGCAAGATGCCAAGGCTTACATTGCCTATCTAATTTGGGACATCAAGCGGGTTAATGATGACATTTGTAGCGAAAAGTATTGGCGGTTAGCTAATATGCGCCACTTTTCTCGATGCGCCCGCCGCTTTGGGCACGAGGCTGTTAACCATGCTCTGCACAGATTTTCTGGGGAATTAAGTTCTCAGGTCATTTTTGAGCTTAAGCAAGCCTTCACCCAAAAAATAGAGGAACTTTGGGCAGGGGAATCAAAGCCTATTTCCCTCCCAGAATTTCGTGGGGACTATCTGCACGGTGCTGATGGGGAGGGTGCGGCATGAGTCAATTAATTTTGTTTGACTATTCCAGTCTGTCCCCTGATTTGCAAGTGGAAGTAAAATCCGCCACTGAACGGATCAAGCTCCGCATGAAACGGACGGCAGAGGACATTATCGAAATTGGCAAAGATCTAATCGCCATCAAAGAAAAGCTTCCCCATGGTCAATTTTTGCCCTGGATTGCTACTGAGTTTGAGATGGAAGAGCGCACTGCACGGCGTTTTATGAGTGTCGCAGAACGCTTTCCCGAAATCGGACATTTTGACCGATTTAAGCCAGCAACTCTTTATGAACTTGCCGCCCCATCTACTCCCGATCAAGTGGTGGAGCAGGTTATCGAAAAAGCTCAAAACGGCGAAACCGTTACCGTCAAGGATGTCAAGGAATTAAAGGCAAAGCTCAAGGAAACAGAATCCAAATTACGTCAAAAAGATTCTGAGATCGCCAATCTCACCCAAGCCAATCGCTTTGCCGCTCAACAGCTAGAAGAAAAGAAAGCTCTGCTGACCGCCGCTGAGAAGATGTTGCACACCGAAGCGAATCGCATAGCGGAGCAAAGGATAGAGCAAGTCGAAGCTCAATACAAGGTAAAAATTGCCTCCTATGAGCGGGACATTGAGCAGCTAGAAGAAAAGCTGGAAAGCAATCAAAAATCACTGGAAAAATTTAAGGCTAACCCCGACCCTGAAACCAAAAAGGCGATCGCCGAATTGCAACAGGAAAGAGCCAAATTGTTATCGGATTTGGGGGCGGTGAAGCTTCGCATGGAGGAAGCCGTTTCCATCGAGGAACACCGGGCCAACGTAATGCTAAATGTCAAAAGCTTCTTTTCGGGAATCAAGGAAGTTTGCGATCGCCATTCTGATTTTCTGATTAACAAAGAAGTGCTTTTTGATTATGTGCAGCACTTAGACGACGCTCACATTGCTCAGCTATCCGATATAGGGACGTTTTTGGAGGATGTCGGGCAACTAATGCGGGAATGTTGCGAGGACGCCAGGGCTGGCCAAGCCAAATTAATTCCCGCCTGTGAAGTATTAGACGTCGCCTAATTTTTGGCATTCGTATCCGATATAAGCCCAAAATCAAAAACCCTCAACAAAGAGGGCCTGTAAACACTTTTTACTTTTACCATTATGGACTTTTTTGACATTGACAATGTGGATTTGACGCAACGTCAATCTTTCGATGCTTACGTTTCACCTGAAATGGCGCAAAAAATGCTGCAAAGAAATATCAAAAACAACAGGCGCATCAATGAAGCACGTGTCGCATACTGGCTTCGATTGATGCATGCTGGGCGCTTTGAGATTGCTCATCCAGTGTATTTTTCCCGCACCGGATTCCTTGTAAACGGACAACACCGACTTACAGCATTGTCAAAGTGTGGAACTCCGCAAAAATTAACAATTTCATTGGGGCATGAAGAAAGCATCATTGAAATATTGGACGAAGGGATGCCACGTACAACAGCCAGCATTATGGCGATGAGGGGTTTGTCGAACGTCCAATATTTTCCTGCCATGTTACAGGTGGTTATTGGACTTGCTGAAAAAAAGATGGTTTCACAGATAACTTTCTCCAAGTCAGAGGTGGCTGATCTCGCAGAGATTTATGCTGACAAATTCGAAATTGGAGTTTATGGACGATCTAGCACCGGAAATCCCATTAAAACTGCATCTGTAATGGGATCGGCAGTTGCAGCATCTTTTGAAGAAGACAATCAAAGAATTAAGGAATTTTTAAGGGTTTGGCACACGGGACTGCCTATCAATGGAACTATTGACAACGCCGCTTTAAGTCTTCGCAATTCTTATTTGTATGACAAGGGGCGAGGATTGACGTCAAGCAAAGAGTATAAATATAAGTTCTCTTTAAAGACTCAAGCTGCTCTTAAATTTTTCTTGAATGGTGTTAGCCCGACAAGGATAGTAACACCATTTACCCCAATATGGTCTCCCGGTGAATTTACCATATCTAATCTCAAGTGGATATTGGCGAAAAAAAAGCGGGGTGAATTTTGAAGAAATACAGGATTAATCACCCAATTTTGAGGTTTCCCGTGGACATGAGCCAAGCTTTCGATTTAACCCTTAAAGACTTTGGAATAAAGGCTTCTGAATTTGCCATCAAAAGCGGAGTACCTGAATCTGACATTTCCCGTTTCAGAAACGGAAAAACAGACGTTGGCTATCAAAAAGTTCAAAAGCTTTTATCAGCACTCTCTCCGTTGGAATTGGACTATTTCTGGCTTTTATTCCGTTGCAATCAGCCTGAAATAGCTAAGAAAATTTCACCTAATTTCGGAGGTGCAAAATGACTAAGCCCACCGACGAGAATTACACCCCCAACACCAAAGAGCAACCCATCCTTGACCTAGTGGTGGAAGTGCTAGGGGAAATAGACCTAGACCCCTGTGCCAATGAAGCAAAAACCGTCCCAGCCACTGAGCATTGGACGATCGCCGACGATTCATTAGGCGGGCCATGGGAAGGAAAAACATTTCTGAATCCTCCCTACTCCAACCCACTACCCTTTCTCGAACGGCTTTGCTTGTTCCATGAAGTCGGGGACATACCAGAGGCGATCGCCCTTCTGAAGTCTGGCACTGTCCACAACAAGGGAACCGGGGCATTGATTGAGAAATACGCCACGGCCATTTGCTTCTGGGGGGCTGGAAAGAATCGGCGCATTGGCTTTATCAACCAGCACGGGGAGCAAAAGCTAGCCGCTGATTTTGATTGTGTCCTGATTTACTTCGGACTCAATTACGCCAGATTCCGCAAAGTTTTTAAGCCCTTTGGACATGTTGTCTATGGCGATCGGGTGGTGAGTGTTATTGAAAACACAGGAGTAGGCAATGAATGACTTTCTACCCATCTTTGGCACCACTTTAATCCTGAATCTCCCCATGGCCGTGGCCTTGGTTCTCTGGAGGGTTTATGCAAACTAAACCGCTAACCTCCGAACCTTGCCCAATATGTGGGGGAGACTGCCTATTCCTTGACTTCCCCGGTTCAACCCAACCCATTTGGACGTGCCTCAACTGCGGGGCCATGGAATTTCAAAAGGAGGAATCCAGTGATTGTTAAAGCCCAAGACATTAAGCCCGGAATGATTATTTACATCCCACGATTCGCCGCAACATTTGCAATTGTGCAGGTTAGACGAATCAACTTGGGGGACGAATCAATTGAGTGCCTGCTTATGGATTCAGTGGGAAATCGCTTCAGGTTAAACCCCAACAGACTTCTCTCGATCGCCGGATTTGCCAACCGAACCAAGTAAACACTATGGCCACACTGGAACGATTTAACCCTAACGATTACCTACTGACTGATGGAAAGAATGAGCGGTACACCTTCTGGTTTATTCCCGACTGCCCCTCTTTTGGATTCTGGACAAGCAAACCTGATGCCGAAATGGCCAGGGGCATTTGGCTAGACAACTATCGCACCGCCCGCCAGTCCGACTGGAAACGATATTGCGAAGGCCGTGGATTTAAGCAGGTGTTTTTTCGATGAGCAAAGTTCTTAGTCAACAACAACAAATCGACCAGTTGTTGGCCAGGGTAGAAGCCCTCGAAGCCCTGACCGAAGGCTGGCAATCCGTCAAATCGGCATCCCAGATTTTGGGTGTAAGTCCGAGTTTTATCCACCAACGATTGAAACTGCGCTCCTATGCCAAAACCCATCGGCGGATGGGGCGCAATTATCAAATCCACGTTGGACTGTTCCGCAAACAACTAGCAAGGGAGAAACAAAGTGCCAACTTCACCTAACGACCCGGACTACAAGGAAGTAATGGAGCGCTACCGCCAACAGGTGGATGAACAACGGGCCAAGGTTCCCAAGAAGCGTAGCCTGTTGATGCCGAAAGGAAGCAATGACCCCGATGTTCTTGCCCGCCGGGAAAAACAACGGGAAGCGAATCAAAAAAAGCGGCAGAAAAGGAGGGCAAAGTAATGCGTTCCAATTCCGCCACCACTAAACAACTACCGATATTTTTCCACCATGCCCGCCACATCAGGAAAGAAATCCAGAATCTCTCCCGCCAATATCCCAGCCCGGACCAAGAATCGTGCCCTCCGATGGATCGCCAGTTTGAGGATAGCTATGGAGCATTTTGGCACAGCGGAATCCTATAACCCCAACACCATCCCCGTTTGTCGGCTCCGGCCTGGTGATGAATTTGCTCTTTGTGGGAGCCCCAAGAATCAGCACCGTCGCAGCACTTGGCGAGTGTTGGATGTCAAGCACAAGCCCGACCTAGGACTGGTCTTTGTTGAAGTCGAATCCGTCACCAGCGGGCGAATTCATAGCCGTTGCTACCCAGCTAATCAATTAATGGAGCCTCGTTAATGGAAATCCCCACCCATGACCTTTACACCAAGTACCAGGAATTACAGAAGCTAATGGCCGTTGCCGACCGGGCAGCCATGGCATTCGTAATCCCCTGCGAAGTGTCGGACGATGAACTGCTTCTTGCCTCCGACGTGGCGGCCTACATAAACGACTATCGCAATGAACTGCGCCAACGTGCCAGTTGGATTAACCGAACCATTGCATTGCGGTTGGAGAACCAAGTGATGGAAGGGGATGTTAACCCCGACTGGGAAGACAGTTCTGGGTTGCTTTTGTAATGCGCCAACTTGATCTGTTTGCAGGCTTGGGTGGCTTTATACCACCCAGTTTTTTAAAACACACAAGAGGAATTATGTTGAAAGAATTGAGTGGGCAGGGCGTATACGCCATTACCTGTTTAGCTAATGGCAAAAAATATGTAGGTAGCGCCAAGGACATTAAACGTCGTCATTATTTACACCTATGGCGACTTCGGAGTGGCATACATGAAAACCCAAAGCTTCAAAGAGCTTGGGAAAAATATGGAGAATCAAACTTTACGTTTGAAATCTTGGAGTTGGTTAAAGAGATAGAACGTCTTTTGGACGTTGAACAGCATTGGATCGATTTTCTGGATGCTTGCAATAAAGGCTTTAACATCTGCCCTGTTGCGGGGAATAGCTTGGGGCGCAAGTTAAGTGTTGAGACTAAGCAAAAAATATCTCAAGCAAATAAGGGTCGTATTCCATCACTGGAAACACGAAAAAAACTATCTTTGGCAAACAAAGGCAAGACATTGACTGCTGATCAGCGGGCAAAAGTGTCATTGGCCACGAAAGGGAAAAAGCGAAGCAAGGAGGTTTGTTTACAGATGTCCTTGCGTCGAAAGGGTTTGGTTCAGCCACATAAATATAAGCCTGTCGTGAGGATGGATACGGGGGAAGTCTATCCATCTTTGAACGATGCGGCATTGGCGGTTGGCGTTACAAATAGCAGCATTTCGCAATCAATAAAAACAGGGTGTCAATGTAAAGGGATTTACTGGAAATTCCATGGAGAAGAGCCTGTAGCATCAAAGCCACCGCAAAGAAAGCCGGTGAAACGATTTGATACAAACCAGATTTTTGACTCGATCAAAGATGCTGGAATGAAATGCTTTATTTCTCCAGAGGCTATATCCAGCGCAATAAAAAGAGGCGGGAAATGTTGTGGAACTTATTGGGGATATGTCAATGAGTAATCCGCTTCGCATACTAAGTCTCTTTTCTGGTATAGGCGGCTTTGAATTGGCGGCCGAACAAATAAATCTAGCCTGTCAAGAACAAATATTTTTAGTTGCTCAGATGTGCGAAAAAGATTTGTTTTGCCAGCAGGTTTTGAAAAAAAATTTTCCTGGAGTACCCATTCATGGAGACATTACAACTTTCACTGCTTCCCCTGGAGAATTCGACGTCATCACCGCCGGATTCCCTTGCCAGGACGCTTCCGAATGCAATCCCCACGGGAGAGGGTTGGAAGGTGAGCGAACAGGATTGTTCTATGAAGTCGTGCGAATTGCTTGCGACGTTAGACCCCGGTTCATCCTGCTGGAAAACGTCCCAGCTTTGCTTAGTCGAGGATTTGGCAACGTCCTTAGCTCACTGGCCAGAAGCGGGTTTGATGCGGAATGGCAGTGTATTCGTGCATCGGAAATGGGAGCGCCGCACACCCGTAAGCGATTGTTCCTTATTGCCTACTCCCAAAGCGCAGGAGCGGCCCGGCCTTGTAGCCCACAAACCAGGCCAAACTTTGCACCTTTCAGCAGCCATTCTTTCTGGGGACAAAACCCACCGCCTGAACGAACAATTTGTTCTCTGGATGATGGGGTTCCCCGCCCATTGGTTAGACAGCGACTAAAGGCAATAGGCAACAGTGTTTGTCCTCAAGCTGTTGCCGTTGCCTACCAAAGAATCATGGAGATTAACAAGTGTATCACCAATTAAAACCCCGCACCATTTCCATCAAGCTTGCCCAGGAAGATTACCTGTTGATTGTTCGCCAAGCATCAGCCCTGGGCATGAATCCCACTGAATTTGTACGCCGCTTCACCGTCCAATCCGCCAAGATTTTGGAGCAAGGAGGATTCCCTAATGACTAAATATTATGGACGATTCCGCCGTGGTGGACCCGAATTGTGGAGAGGAACCCCAGTCACGATGGGCGATGCCCGCATCTATAGCCAGACCGTCAACATCAGCGCTGTCCAGAACAGAATCATTGAGTTGGTGATGGAGGGCAACCACAATCGCCGCAGTCTGGCCAAGGCTATGGGCGCTAATTATGACAGCCTTTGTCGTCATATCCGCCTGTTGATAGCTGATGGGGTGCTTTGTGAGCATGAAAAGGGACGCCTTGGCATTGCCCCCTTAGACCAGGAGGTGGGGTGAGGAAACCATGAGGATAAGAAAAGGTTGGGTCAGAATGTCTGCTGCCGCTAAAACCCTTTACACCACACCCCAGTCAATGAGCTATCGGATACAGCAATATCCGCAAATCTACAAACTTGGCAGGGTATGGGTATGGCATCCCTCTCTACGCCTACGTTTTGTGAACCTGAAAGCGTGGCAGGAAGCAGAGGAAGAATTTTTGCAGGCAAGCCATGAGCGAGCCTCTAAAAACAACCATCGCCGTTGGGAGAACCGCAAAAAGCGCAGACCGAATAATCACAATCAGGAGGAAGCATGAATCGAACCCACGACGGCCGGGATGCTGGCGCATTCATTACTGCCGCATTGGATGACTTTGGGCTTGACCCCCATACATTCCGGGTTTACGCCCGCATTGTCCGCCGAGCAGGGACAAAGCATGGTTGTTTTGAGTCCATCGACAATATTGCCAAAGCCTGCCGGATGAAGCGGGACAGTGTTTACAGGGCACTGAAGATATTAATCAGACACCGCCTAATCGAGAAAGAACCCCACGCTGGCAAGCCCTCAAATTACTTTTTGACCCCATCAACTGAGTGGATACCTTTGTCCGGGGTGTCCCCCAAACGGGATACCACACCTGTCCCCCAAACGGGACACCACCTGTCCCCCAAACGGGACACCACCTGTCCCCCAAACGGGACACCACCTGTCCCCCAAACGGGACACAAAGGGATCAATAAAGGAACCAATGAAGGAACAACAGGAAGGTGGGAAATTTCACCTGATGATGATGCTGTCGCTGACCCGTTCTACAACGGACAAGCAAGGCAGTTGGCCAGGGAAGTGGTTAAAGTTTCCAGGCAGATGAGCCAGCCGAAGAATTTCATCACCGATAGTCCATGGGGACGATTAGCCGAAGAAATCGGGAAAGATGCACTCTCTGTCTGGAAAGAATTTGAAAAGTTTTTGCTTCAAGTCAATTCAGACAAGAAAGACCCGCATGCGTATTGCAGTAAAATTGCTAACAGTTTGTACCAAAACCCAGGCAGTGAGCTAATTTGCAAGCCCTGGACAGAATTTGCTGATCACTACAGAAAACACTTTTGCGCCCCGCCGCCGCCGCAAAAAAAACAACCCCGCATTGTGGAGATAGAAGAAATCCCCGATAGGGAGGAATCCGCCAAGGCTATTCGAGCCGCACGAGAAGCACGCCAGAAGGCACGGGAGCACCAGCATGATTAATAACCTTACCCTGCCCCATTCCATCGAGGCAGAAGAGCTAATTTTGGGTGGTATTCTGCTCGACCCAACGGCGATCGCCAGGGTGACTTGTCCGGTTGATGCTTTTTATGTCGCTGCCCACCGCAAAATCTTTGCTGCCATGCTCAAACTGGCGAGTCAAGAGCAACCCACCGACCTTATTCACGTTGCTGATGCCCTTGGGGATGCTGGACTAACGGCGATCGGGGGCATGCCCAAGTTGCTCAACATCGCTGACCGCACCATTTCCGCCGGTTCCATCGACCGTTACTCCGAACTGGTAACCAGCAAGTGGCAACGGCGCAAGTTGATCACCCTTTGTCGGGAGGTGATTGACCAATGCTTTGACCCCCTCTTGGAATGGGACAGTCTGAAAAAAGAAGCAGAGAGTAAGTTGACGGAGGCGATCGCCGAACGCACAACCCAGAGCGGACTAACTCACATTTCTCAAATCCTGTTCGAGATTTACGGCGAATTAGAAGCCGGAGAAAATCCTGCAACGCCTACCGAATTGAGGTTTTTTGACCAATGTCTAGGGGGCGGTTTTCGTGGGGGCGAATTAATCGTGATTGCTGGACGTCCCAGCATGGGCAAAACCTTTGTTGCCACGTACCTAACCCGTGTCTTTGCCCAGCAAGGTCCCGTCGCTCTGTTCAGCCTAGAAATGGACAAGAAATCCATAGTGCGACGCATCGCCGCCGCTGATGCTGGGCTAAAGCAATCCTGGTTAACTGCCAATGCTATTCCCGCAGATAAATTGGATTTATTCATGCAGTCCTACGACCGTTGTGCAGTTCTGCCCATCTATGTGGACGACATACCGGGGGACGAATGCAGCCCCCAATACATCAAATCCGAATGCCATCGCATTTATCGAGAACACCAAAAACTATCCATGGTGGTGGTGGACTACCTGCAATTAATTGGTGATCAATCCTCCGGCAACCGAGTTAACGAACTGGGCCGCTACACCTCAGCCCTCAAATCCCTGTCCAAAAAATTTGATTGCCCCGTGGTGGCTCTTTCCCAACTATCCAGGGGAGTGGAAGCCCGCAACGATAAACGGCCTGTGATGTCCGACATCAGAAGTTCGGGGGCGATTGAGCAGGATGCCGACGTGGTGGTCACTCTTTACCGGGATGAATACTATAGCCCCGATACCCCAGACCAAGGCTTGCTGGAGTTGATTTTGGCTAAAAATCGCCACGGCAAAACCGTCACCGCCAAAGCGGAATTTGACCCAGAAATCGGCACCATCAAAAACTACATTTCCTGCGCCCTATGACCATGCCCAACTACATCGCCCAAGCAATCAAGTCCGACCTCGGCACCGATGCACTAGCGCAAATCCTCAAAGCCTACGAGGTGGAAGAATATGGCGACTTTGTCCTTGTCCGCTTCTGGGTGTCCGGACATGAGTGCGAGTATTATCCCGGCACCGAGCCACTGCTACTCCGCCAAGTGGAAACCGACAAAGAATTTACCAGTTTTGACCAATTACTGGAGGAAATCAATGGAAAGCCTATCCACCACACAACAGTTCGAGCTTGAACAAATGAAGCGGGCCGGTGCCGAATTGAGCAAAGAGCAAGCGCTTGAATTACTCATAAACGCCACCCGTCTGTTGATGGTCAAAAACAATGTTTACCAGGAATTGCTACGGCAATCCCGTTAACAGCCTGGGGTCTAAAGTCCCTGACCCCAGTATTGGGCAAACCAACCACTAAACAACAAACAAAAACAAATGAACGCAATTGTTAAGCACGGATTCGACCAAGAACAGGTGAAGTTAATTAAAGCTACTATCATGTCGGGCAAGTCCACCCCCACCGACAATGACCTGGCGTTGTTCGGCATGATTTGTCAGAAAGCCGGACTGGACCCATTCGCCAAGCAGATTTTCGCCATTGAACGGGGTGGTAAGTGGACCTTCCAGATTTCTGTCGATGGTTTGCGGGCCATTGCCGATCGCACCGGAGTCTATGCCGGAAGTGACGAACCCTTGTATGACGAAGGTTTGGACGTTTACGAGTTTGAAGAAACCGGGCGGAATATCCCCAAGGTTTGCAAAGTGACCGTCTGGAAAATTGTTCAGGGGCAGCGGTGTCCTTTTGTCGGTGTGGCCCGGTACTCAGATTTTTGTCAGTCCTACAACGGCAAACCGTCTGGGTTATGGGAGAAGATGCCCAGCCACATGCTTGCAAAGTGTGCCGAAACTCAAGCACTCCGTAAAGCATTCCCCCAATGCAACCAAATCACGGAACAGGTGGAGGCTATCCCTGTTCAACCCGTCATTGATGAACAATGGCGAGTTGATGGGTATCAATGGGGCATCTCCCAAGGGGTCAGCCCAGAAACCGCAGCAGAGATCGCCAAAGTAGCCAAGGACAAGAAGGATTTGGCTCAGCGATTGAAGTCTGCCATCCCTGAAGCGGTGGAAGTAGCAACTTTGCAGCGACACGAATAAGCTAAAAGTCAAACGTGCCAGATGGGACGAAAGCCAAGCAAAACAGGTTCTCCTCAGTCGAATGGGGGCCCTCTTATTAGAGGGTCTTTTTTTGTCTAGTGTTAAGCTTTGATCAAAGATTTATTTAGTTCCAAATGTCCGATCGCCGACCCTATGATCGCCTGCCGGGGGAGACAGCCAAGGCTTATGCTGCCTTCTCGCTGTACCGTGACATGGGCATTGAAAGGTCGGTTGACGCTGTTTCTAAAGTGTTGGGCAAAAGTACGGTATTCCTTTGCCGTTGGTCATCAAAATATGAATGGGTAGAACGTGCCGAGGCGTGGGACATCGACCAAGATTACGAAAGGCAAAAAGAGGCGATCGCCGCCAAGAGGGAAGAATATCGGCGGAATTTGGCGGAATTTCAAAAGAATCACTTGGCTGTTGGGAAAATGGCCTTTAAAGCGACAAAAGATGCGACCAAGCAAATAATGGATTTTGTGGAAACAAACCAAGTTATTAAGACGCTAGATGATGCCAATAAAATGGCGAACGTCATCAAAGGATTGTCGGTTCTCAGTGAATTTTGGGGCCGTGCCTTAGCAGTGGATCGCCTTTTGGAACGCCTAGAGTCTGACGATGACTAAGAACTGGACGGCAAAAATGCTAGACCTGGCGTTTGATGTCCAGTTCACCAATACGTCCAAGGCAAAGCGGCAACAGGTGGAGGTTAGTCGCTACCCCAAAGCATCCGAAATAGAGGCGATCGTCCGCAAAGACCTCCACCTGCCCCACCAAGTCGAATTTCTGAATGACACCAACCACCGCATCCTTGGACTGGTGGCCGGCTTCGGTGCCGGAAAAACTCGGTGCCTTGTTGGAAAGGCGGTGCTACTGGCGATCGCCAACCCGGGCTGTTTAGGTTTAGTGCTGGAGCCGAACAACACCATGATTCGGACGTTGATTATCCCTGAACTGACCAACAGGTTTGAGGAATGGGGTGTGCAGTATGACCTGCGGTTGTCCCCGTTGCCAGAAGTCAAACTGTACTTTGATGGGTTCACCTCCACCCTCTATCTGCGTAGCTTTGAAAACTGGAACCGTATTCGGGGGGATAACGCTGCCTTTGCCCTGGTGGACGAGATAGACACGGCTGACAAGAACAACAGCGACAAAGCATGGCAACTTATCCAGGGACGTATCCGTACCGGATTGGTTCGCCAAATTGGGGTGGTATCCACTCCCGAGGGCTACGGACTGCTATATGACATATTCATCACCCATGCCAACGGCGATCGGCGGTTAATCAAAGCCAAGACCACGGACAATATCTATTTGCCGCCGGACTATGTGGAGTCATTGCGGGCCAACTATCCACCGGAGTTGATTGAGGCGTATATCAATGGGGAGTTTGTTAACCTCAACACCTCCAGTGTTTATCCCGACTTTAGCCGCACCCTTAACCACACCGATCGCCAGGTAGAGGCTGATGATTATCTCTACATTGGCATGGACTTCAACGTTGGGAAAATGGCAGGAGTTGTGTTTGTCAAGGAAGGCCAGTGGCCCATGGCGGTGGATGAGTTTTTCAAATTGCGGGATACCAGTGCCATGATCGCCGCCATCAAACAGAGATACCCAGAGCATTACCGCAAGGGTAATATTTGCGTCTATCCCGATGCTAGCGGTGGGGCCAGTCACACCAACGCCAGCAAATCAGACATTGAGCTCATCCGTGAGGCGGGGCTGAAGGTTAATGCGCCACGGGCCAACCCCCCTATCAGGGATAGAATCCTGACCGTCAATGTTCTGATTCTGAACTCCCTCGGCGATCGGCGGTTCAAGGTGAATACCAAAAAATGTCCTCAACTGTTGAGAACCCTGGAGCAACAGAGTTACGACGACAAGGAAATGCCGGACAAATCCAATGGGCTAGACCACCCCGGAGATGCAATGGGATATTTCTTGCACAGAGAGTATTCATTCATCCATCAACGTGCCGGAACCGGAACCGGAATCAGGATCTACTAACGGCGATCGCCCTTGCCTTAAGGTTTTCCGGTAAAAACCGGAAAAGTAATTAGCAGGTTGCATAATTCGCACTCTAAGCAAGTCAAAGCTATACAGAGTGAGGGTTACACAGGTTGCAACTTAACACTAAAGCCACATTCACCCCACGTAATACATGGAGACCTGGGTCACCAAAGGGTAAGAAAAAAACTCTTACCCTCTACTTTTAATTCACGCTAATTGGCGTGAAATAGAATTTGCAAAAGAAGCAACATGGTAGAGACATTATGTCCCCACCATCGTCAAGCCTATACACAGTAAGGGGTTTGAATTCTCCCGTTTGAAACGGGAAAAATAAACTGAACCTGTTACGCAATCAAAGAGGGGTGTCAGTCTCTAGGTAGTTTTTTTGAGTCTATCCCTTGCGGTGTAAGTATTTGAGGGTGTCAGTCAACATTTTTCTCGTTACAGGAATTCTTGTAACGGGATTTGCCCCATGTATTACATGGACAAACACTGGAAACCCTTGTTTTTAAAGAATTCGGATTATTATCCGAATTGGGTGGAGCAATGGCTCTTGCATGGCGATCGCCGCCTAAATTCCTGAATTAGACTAGGGATACCGTAGTTGCCGCCACAATGACTCAGAATCTTTACCATAACCAAGATGATCGCCTTCCCTACCTCAACAAGGCGATCGCCGTCACCAAGCCAGAAGATCCGTCGTGGTCGTACCAAAACCAGTCCAGGCACTGGAGTCTGATAGATGCGTTAAGGGGTGGTACTTATACCATCCGCCAAAGAAAGCAGATTTACTTACCACAAGAGCCACGGGAGAGCGACAAAAGCTACGATAACCGATTAAGTCGATCCGTCCTGTCCCCGTATCTAGTTCGGCTAACTCAATTGATTTGTGGGCTTGTTTTGCGGAAAGAGGTAGCCCTTGACGAAGTGTCTGATCAATTTCTGGAACACGCCTATAACATCAACTTGCTTGGTGATAACCTCCAGGTATTCACCCGCAAGGTGCTAGAGATCGCCATTCTTTACGGACATTGCGGTGTTTTAGTCGATATGCCCACGGAGGAGCAACCCCTCCTGACCTTGGCTGAAGAAATGACCGCCAATCGCCGGCCCTACTGGGTGCTTTATGAGCCTAAGGATATCTTGGGTTGGCGCACAACTATCAAAGGTGGTGTGGAACAATTAACCCAACTCAGACTGCGGGAACTAGTCATGGAACCTAGTGGCGACTATGGCGAAAAGTTTTTGTATCGCATTCGGGTGCTAGAGCCAGGAAAGTGGAAGCTGTACAGTCAAAAAGAAGAGGGTGGCGAATACGAATTGAGCAGCAAAGGAACCACTTCCCTGGACTACATACCCTTTTCGGTGTGTTATGCCGACAAGGTACGCACCCTGGAATCCCGCCCACCCTTGCTAGACGTTGCCTACCTCAACCTTAAGCATTATCAGGTTCAAAGTGATCTTGACTGGATGTTGCACATTTCCGCTGTGCCCATGCTGGCTTTCTTCGGCTTCCCCAACAGCGTTGACGAGGTTTCCGTTGGTCCCAACGAGGCGATCAATTTCCCCAGTGATGGCAAAGCCCAATACATCGAACCCAGTGGCGCATCTTTCTCTGCCCAGTCCGATCGCCTAGCCAAAATCGAGCATGAGATAAATACCCTGTCCCTAGCGGCGATCGCCGGTCAGAAAATGGCAGCGGAAACGGCGCAAGCAAAGCGTATTGACCGCAGTCAAGGGGATGCGGGGCTGAACACATTGGCGCAGGGTTTGGAAGACTGCCTGGACAATTGCCTGATGTTCCATAGTGCCTACCTTGGGGAGAAATCCGGCACCGTCAAAGTGAACCGTGACTTCATTGACGTAGGGTTAGACCCCGCCGAAATTAACGCCTACATGCAGTTATGGGTCAGTCAGGCGATCACCCACAAAACCCTGCTAGAAATCCTCCAGGATGGCGACGTCTTTGCCGGGGTCACCGAGTTTGACGTGGAGAAGGAAATCGAAATGACCCAGCAATCCCTAGTGGAAAAACAGGACCAAGACCTGGAAATGCAGGCACGGCAACAGGAACAACAAGCGGCGATCGCCGCCGAATACCAACCGGAGGAACCACCACAAAAGGCAAAGGTAGAATAAAGCTAGGGCTGTGCCTGACAAACAAATAGAGAGGTATGTTATGGCAGGTCCAAGCATTGGGACGTGGGTTAAGGTTCGCAACAAATCAGGCAGAACGACAGCAAGAGTCATTGCCAATAAGTTTGGGGGCGGTAGTTACCAGCAGGGCCAGGTGATAACCCAGTCCGAGTATGAGGGCTATAAGGCTAAGCGGGCCGAGGCTATGAAGGAAGAACCCGCTAGAGCAGTGCCGGTGGAGGTGGTAGCGGATAGACCCCGGGGCAAATCCCGCTTTCAGAAATTAATTGATGACGTTTCCAGTAATTACGCAAAGGAGGAGGAATTGCAAGATAGGGCGCTTGGCATAACTGCGAAAGTGGCTACCAAGTACGTTAAGACCCTTGCCGATGCTGGGGTAACGCCCCAAGCCTCCCGATCGCCGAAGCAATTGCAAGCTGAAGTTCCCGCATTACCAGGGACGGCACGGAAGAAAGGTAGCCGCTTTAGCCAATTAATTTCTGACATGGATGCCCTCGACACAAGGCAGACTAAAAACCTTGCCCGTACATTAGGAGTTGCGGCGCAAATGGCGCAAACTACCAAGGATTTGGAATCCCGTCGTGGGCAAGGGCGCAAAAAGGTGGCTGGTAAAAAGAAAACCAAAAAGCTAAATGGCAACCAATCCTAATATAAATATGAAAAAATTAACCGAAGCTTACTCTAATGGCGTTTTGACGGGCTACACATTTCTGTGTCCTGGGTGTAAAAGTCCGCACTACTGCACAGTTAAGCCACACAAGAACAACCTAGGGGCAAGTTGGCATTTTAACGGAGATATTGAAAGTCCAACTTTTAGCCCCAGTATTTTGGAAAGGCGTGAATGGACAAACCGACCAGATAAACCCACAGCGGTTTGTCACAGCTTTGTGAGAAACGGAAAGATCGAGTTTTTGGGAGATTGTACCCATGATTTAGCGGGTCAGACCGTCGAAATGCTTGATGCGAATATTGAAGTATTTGAGGAATAGGGATGCCCAATGACCCGGTTCAGTCCATCATCACTCGCCAGATTTACCTGAACCGCTACAGCAACAACGTCGCTAACCGTATCCTGGCGATCTTAAACAATGCTTACCTGGACGCTGTTAACCAACTGCGGGCTATTGACCTTGGACAGTCTGGCACCTCCGCCAATAGTTACCACGCCCAACGGTTGCGGGCATTCATGCTCCAAACCAGACAGGCGATCGCCACTGCTACTGTCCAGGCTGAAGGTATCTTGGTCCCATCGTTGCAGGGTGCCGCCGAAGCACAGACAGAATTTATTCAAAGGCAACTAGCACTGGCCATTGAAGGGGGAACCATTGATGGCCGCACCATTGGCAAAACCTTCTCCGCTGACACCATTCCATCTAGCGTGGTGGTCAACACAGTGGAGGTGCCGCCCAACTTTGCAAGGGCGATCGCCACTTCTGACCCCAACGACATTCCCCTTATCTTGCAACGGGACAAGGCGCAGAGTTTGGCTAATGCGGTAGCTGATGCTCCTGTTACGCTTAACCTCCGCACCCCATTGGGGACTGAGTTGGCCAGGACAATGGACAATGTACCTATCCTGAAAAGGTTTCGGGCCATAACCGAGGGCAGTGCCGACCTGTTTGATCGCCAGGTCAGAATCGGACTAATGCAGGGGGAAACCACCGACCAAATAGCCCGCCGGTTAGTGGGTAAAGTTCAATACTCCGAGGACAGAACTTTTCTTGGTAAAGGGGCGGCGATCGAGGCTAAGAATGTCCAAGTCAAGACTTTGGTGCGAACGTCGGTGCAGAGTGTAGCCAATGCGGCCAACCAGGCTGTCTACCAAGCCAATCAACACGTCACCAAAGGCTACCGCTACCTTGCCACCTTGGACAGCAGAACATCCGCCCCGTGCCGAGCCTTGGATAGGAAAGTGTTCAATTATGGGGAAGGACCAGTACCACCAATACATTTTAACTGCCGTTCCACGACAGTTGCATATCTCAATTATGAGAAGCTGGGCATCCCGGCTCCACCCACTGGAACCCGTGCCAGTATGGACGGACAGGTGCCGGCTGACTTGGACTATGAGCAGTGGTTAAGGCAACAGTCACCGGAAATGGTCCAAAAGGTATTGGGCAAGGGGAAAGGTAAGCTGTTTTTGGACAATAAAATAACCCTCTCCGATATGGTGAGGGCGGATGGCACGGAAATCACACTAGAGGAATTACGCCGGTTGACTGATTAATTCCTCGAAACGTTTGGCGATCGCCGGCCAGGTCAATTTGATTAAGGACGTGTATGCCTCGTTAGCCTTCCCCATGGCTGATTTTCTGTCAAAGTAAGCATTATTAAGGCATTGTGCGACCCAATCCGAAGACACTACGGACCAAAGGCGCAGGGTTTCGGGGTCATAGCGCTTATGGTCACGGGGGATAAACGTTGCTAAATCTTCAAACAAACAATTCCCTGGAGACTTAAATAGCTCCCGGCAGGCTGAATGGTTGGGTACAATCTGATGCACTTGACAGGCGGCCCCTTCGTGGGAAGTTAAACCCCACCCTTCCCCCTCGCTGGTGTTGATGTGAACGTCGGCGGCATTGTAGATAGCGTTCAAAATCTGACTGGGCAAACCACCGCTACCGATGTCCAGATCGCCGGAAGTTATTAACCGCCCTTGGGGGTCAAAGCCATGGCGTTTGGCTTCTAGGGTGAACAATGATTCAATATCCCAACCCAAATCTTTTTTACCCATGTGGAGATAGAGGCGGGCTTCTGGTTTATCGGCGGCGAACCGACAGAACCCTTCGATGGTGAGGTCAATGCGCTTCCTGGGCTGATTGCGGTTGGCGTTAAGCACAATAAAATCATTCTCCCCAATGCCCTTGCCTACCTTTCTCGCCTTCTGTTTGTCCATGGGGAAAAAGGTTTTGGTATCCACCCCATGGGGCAAAGTGGCGATCGCCTGGGTAATGCCTGCTGTACGCAAAACCTCCACCCCAAAGTTGGTGTAGGTGATGAGGTTGTAATCCTCCAGTCCGTCCAACATGGGCCCACAGAAATTCTCTGCATCCACCGGGAAATAGAGGTAGATGGGGGTATCAATCCCGTGCAGTTGGTCAGCTAATTTCTTGGCCACCCAGAGGTCGTTCAGGATAACCACCACGTCCGGTTTGACCCGTTGGTAAATTTCCTGCACTCGACCAAACCCCCACAGGTCACCCCCCACGATCGCCGGATAGATTTTGTAGGGATGGTTATGGGGGTCGCCATAGTAGTTCACCGCCAGCACATGACAGTCCCACTCTGGACCGAGGTTATCCAGTAGTCCATGGGTTACTCGGGCAAAGCCCGTTGCGCTCGTCGCATCGCCGCAGAATAGAAGTCTAGGCATATTGGTTTGCTGCTCAAAAAAAGTACTCAGCTAGAATCATTTTGACCCCTAACTTATTTGTTATGACGTTAGAAGAAGCTTTGGCGGCGATCGCCACCCTTGAAACAAAAGTGTCCGGGCTGGAGGACGAAAAAGCAAAACTGATCACCAAACGGGATGAACTTATTTCCGAACGGCGATCGGATAAGGAACGGTATGCTAAGTACCAAGACATTGACGTCGATGCCCTGATTAAATTCAAAGAGGACAAGGAACGTGAAGAGCTCGAATCCCAAGGAAAATATGCCGATGCCCTCGAAAAAGAGCGCAAAAGGCTCGAAAAAGAAAGGGAAGACTTCCGGCGGCAATTACAAGAAAGGGAAGACCTGTTAAAGCAGGAAAAGGAAGAACTGGCCAAGAAGGCAGAGGAACGGGAGCGGGAACTGCAAACCCTGCAACTGGATAACCGAGTCCTCGATGAATATGCCAGGGCTGGGGTCATTGCACCAAAACAACTGCTGGCATTGACCAAGCAACAGTTAAAACTGAACGAGGAGCGGGAGCCTGTGGTGGTGGATGGCTATCGGACAATCCCCGTTAAGGAGTGGATTGATTCTCTCAAAAAGAATGACGAATATGCCCACCATTTCCGGTCTAGCGGTTCCCGTGGTAGTGGTGCCCCGCCTGCTGGTGCCAGTGGTCCATCCGGTGGTTCATCGTCCAATCCATTTGCTAAAGGCTCTTGGAATTTGACCGAACAGGCCAAGCTTTATAAGTCCAACCGGGCAGAATATGACCGCCTCAAGGCTGAAGCCGCTGCCATGGGAGGTCAGTAGTGATTATTAAGCGGATCTTCGATTTTGTCGGCGATTTTTCAATGGGATTTTTGATTTGTCTATTTGGTGACACCAAGGACAATCAAATTTTGTTTGTGGTTTCTTTTTTGTTTTCGTGGCGAGTGCTGGTGATTGTTTGGCAGGACATTTTGAATGGGGAGGCCGACCAATGATTCCACCAATGGCGATCGCCTACACACCAGAAGACCGGGAAATTTTAATTAAGACCGTTTGGGGGGAAGCCAGGGGCGAGAGTGGTTTAGGCAAGGTGGCGGTGGCTTGGGTCATCATCAACCGGGCGATCAAGCCCCAATGGCCAAACACAATAGGGGATGTGTGCCTGCAACCTTGGCAGTTTTCCTGTTGGAACGATAACGACCCAAACCGAGACAAGCTTCACAGTCTGGACGTTGAATCCAGCGACCCTATCATTTCCGCCTGCCGTCGCTGTGTTGATGATGTGCTACAGGGCAAGGTGGTTGACCCCACCTATGGGGCTGACCATTACTATGCCACTTGGATTCCTGCCCCCAACTGGGCCAAAGGTGAACCCACCACGGCGATCGGGCAACACAAGTTTTTCAACCTACGACCAATACCAACCCCGAAACCACCACCACCAAAGGAGGACACACCAGTGGGATTAAATTATTTCCTTGATTTCACCATGGGGTTAGATCTGGACGGCCGCCTAGAGGATGGCAGGCTGGTGCTACGTTCCCTGTCTGACAAAGGAGGTCGCACCCATCAAATTTGGGTGGCCACAACCAGTATCGCCAGTCGTCAAAAACCTGAAGACTTCCACCAACGGGGCGGTCCTATCCCCCCAGAGTATCGGGTGCCTAACCTCCGTGCCTGGGAAGTGGAAACCACGCCCATCAACCTTTCCCACGTCAAGGGTATCGAGGGTAATTTCTACAAAATTCTTCCCTTTGCTGTCACCACCGACAAGGGCGGGCAAAGGAGTGATCTAGGCATCCATTACGATGGGAACGTCCCAGGAAGCCTAGGTTGTATTGTTATGTCCGGCGATCGGTTTAAATCCTTTGAAGGCGAAATGCGCCGCCTCAAAGACCAGGCGATCGCCAAAATCCCATTGTTTGTCACTTATCCCACTAACTGACGTCCTCGTCATCTTCGATGGAAATCTTGCAATGGGAGCCTAGGGGCTTTTTGCAATTTAATCCCCACACTTCCTCACTAAGGGCATCCACCCTTTTGGCGATCCGCTTAACTTCCGCATTCCTAGCGTCTAGCCCGTCTGATAACTTGTGCAACTCCGTCCGCATTTCCATGGCAAATAGCTCGAACCCATGGCAAATATCCGAAGCACTCTGGGAGATTTCAGTCTTGAAGGCAAGGCGAATTTCCTCTTTCATTTCCTTGCGGTGTCGTTGGTCCTCCTTATGTTCTTTCTCCATTTGGGTTTCCAACTCTTCCAATAATTTGGTGTTGCTGTCCACCTTGGCAGACAATCCCCGCACCCACCAAACCACACTAAAGAACAACACGAATACCCCCAGCACTGACCCCAACAACCAATCAAGGGGAACAGTTATTTGGTTGGTTGAAACCCTAGCCGACTGGGCTTCAATGGTGGCGATCGCCTTTTGTGGTGGTGTCATGGCAAGAAATCGAAAAGTGTGCAGGCCGCCACTGGCACCCCTACCCCTATCTTAAGAAAGTTTATGGAATTACAGCATTGGGAACTCAGTAAATTTAAACCCTATCAGAACAACCCCCGCCGCAATGATGAAGTGGTGGACAAGATGGTTAAATCCATTGCTGAGTATGGTTTTCGGATGCCTGTGGTGGTCAAATCTGATGGCACCGTGGTAGATGGTCACCTCCGGCTAAAAGCGGCCCAACAGATAGGCATGGCCCAGGTGCCGGTGGTTCTCGCTGATGAACTGAATGACCAACAGGTGAAGGCATTTCGTTTATTGGCTAACCGTTCTGCTAACTGGGCTGAATGGGACACAGAACTTCTAGCCATGGAGCTAACCGAGCTAGACCTGGGGGACTTTGACCTTGACCTAACCGGCTTTGATGACACCGAACTAGACCTCCTACTCCTAGAGGACACAGAAGAAAAGCCTCAAACGGAATATCAGTCCCCCCAAATATTCAACCGTCCCGATGCCACCGACTATAATCGTTACACCTACGGCGATCGCCAAGAGGAAGAGGAACCAGAAGAAGAAGACGAAGAACCAGAAAAGCCAACGGCGATCGGTGGGCAATATCCCCTGGCGATCGTCCTCCCCTTTGCCGATTACCAACGCTGGAAGGCTTACAAAGAGGCGATCGGTATTAAGCGGGATGTCCCTGCATTTTTAAACTTACTCAATTCCGTGGATTGAACCACTGACTACCTATGGAAATTACGACATTCAATTTCTTAACAAGCAAAGCGGTTTGCAACTCAAACGAATGGAAGGCGTTCGCAAAAATGCTGGGTATTTCGCAAAAACTTAGTTGCTCTATTGACATACATCTTAGGGTTGCCAAACCTATAATTGTGGAAAATATCAATGTAAATTTGTTGCAAAGCGATGATGTTTACAGCTCAGATGAGTGGAAGGCGTTCGCAAAAATGCTGGGCATTCCTCATAAATCAACTCTTTCTGTTTCCATACATATGGAAATTGATGGACTTGTAACTGTTTCGCAGACTTATTACGCTGATAGAGATGGGCTTAATAACTCTGGGCTAGAATAGGGGCAAGGTCGGTGACCGTATCCATAGGCTGTGCCTAGTAGTTAACCAAACGGAGTAATTATCATGGCAGGGCCGAGTATTGGAACGTGGGTCAAAGTACGCAATAAGTCCGGGCGGACCAC